TAGCTCAAGAACTGCTCGAGCGTGGTGTCGAGTTTGAATATGAGCAGATGAAGATTGATTATCTTCGTCCTGCAAAAAAGGCTCGATACACCCCCGACTTTGTTTTACCCAATGGCATCATCCTAGAGACCAAAGGCCGTTTCCTAACGGCTGACCGTCAAAAGATGCTGTTAGTCAAAGACCAGCACCCTGATCTAGACATCAGGTTTATCTTTTCAAACGCTAATCAAAAAATATCCAAGCAAAGCAAGACCACCTACGGGATGTGGGCAGAGCGTAATGGCTTTCCCTACTCTAACAGTGACTTGCCTTTGGACTGGCTAAAGGAGTGATATGGAAGAGTCTCAGTTTCTTCAACATGAACCGTGTCCGAGCTGTGGCTCTAAAGACAACCTAGCCAGATATGACGATGGACACGGATATTGTTTTGGGTGTGACTACTATGAGCAAAAAGAATCCAATGGCGAAACGTCTTGGGTCGCCCCTTTATCGACAACGGGTAGTTCAGAACAAAAAGAAGTACTCAAGGTCGAAGGCGAAACAAGAGCTATATCATCAAGGCGTATCACGGAAGAAACCTCTTCTAAATGGGGATACCGCCTTGGTGAATATAATGGTAGTCCAGCCCACCTAGCCTATTATTACGACAAGAACCGAAGACCTATCGCTGCAAAGGTTCGCTACCCAGATAAGACATTTCACTGGATTGGCGACTCTAAGAATGTAGGATTATATGGCGACTGGCTCTGGCGTGACTCAGGTAAGATGATAGTGGTTACCGAGGGTGAGATTGATGCACTCTCTGTATCCCAATTACAAAACAATAAATATCCTGTGGTATCTGTGCCAAATGGGGCGCAAGGGGCATCACGGGCTATACGCAAGAGCATTACCTTCTTAGAGAAGTTCGAGAAGGTTGTGTTCATGTTTGATATGGACGATGTAGGCAAGGATGCCGCACTAGAATGTGCAAAGCTCCTGTCGCCAGGTAAAGCCCATATCGCACACATTGACCTTAAAGACCCTAACGAAATGCTAGTAGCAGGGCGTGGGGCTGATGTCATCGATGCTATCTGGGGTGCTAAACAGTACCGTCCTGATGGCATCATTAACGCTGCCGACCTCTGGGATACAGTAAGAGGCAGTAACGATAGCTTCCGTGTACCTTATCCCTTCTCAGGCCTAAATACGCCTACCTATGGAGTAGGGCTTCGGGAGCTAACAACCATAACTGCTGGGACGGGCGTTGGTAAATCAGCGTTTGTCCGAGAGATAGCCTACGACCTACTAATGAATAAAGACATGACGGTGGGCATGATGATGCTCGAGGAAGGTCTGCGTCGTACGATGCAGGGTATGCTTGGCATCCACATGAACAAAGTCCTTCATGTTGACTCAACGGTAGACGAAGGCGAACTGCGTAAATCGTTTGATGCGGTGACTAAAGGTAACAGGTTGCACCTATACGACAGCTTTGGGTCTACTGACCCCGATGTGCTTATAGAGAAGCTCAGATATATGGCTGTAGGTCTAGGATGTGACTTTATTATCTTTGACCACATCTCGATTGCTATCGCAGGACTAGATGTCGATGACCGGAAGGCACTCGATATGATGGTCACAAAACTACGCTCACTTGTCGAAGAGACAGGCGTAGGTCTTCTCATGGTAGCGCATCTGCGTCGCCTTGATGGTAACAAAGGCCACGAGAATGGAGTTACGACTAGCCTTAGTCATCTCCGTGGCTCTCAATCAATCGCTCAAACTTCTGATGTGGTTATCGGTCTTGAAAGAGACCAGCAAGGTGAGAACCGTAACATAACTACAGTTCGCATATTGAAGAACCGCTTCAGTGGTATCACTGGTGAGTGTTGCCAGCTCAACTACGACGAGCAAACAGGCAGATTGACAGAAGTGACAACGGAGGCATTCCAAGATGGAGATATCTACTGATGATGAAATCTTTGAGATGGCTGAAATGACAGCCTTGATAGCAGTAAAAAATCCAGCTTGGGAAGAGCTTCACCACTTCTTCAATACACAAGCCCAGTCATTAGAGCATAACGGATGGAAGAAAAGGAACGGTATGACACAACACGATAAAATCCTAAATCATATGCGTACAGCAGGGTCAATCTCAGTACGGGAAGCTATGAACGATTATAGCATCCATAAGCTTGCTACTCGTATTTCAGAGCTTCGCAGTGCTGGTCATAATATTGAGCATAAGGTTCAGTACCACCCAGTAACTGGTCAGAAGTATTACCGTTACAACCTTGCAAGTTAATTGACGTAGGAGAAGTGGATGCGATTAGTATTCGACCTTGAAAGCAATGGACTACTAGACGAGCTGGATCGTATCCACTGCCTCTGCCTAAAAGATATAGACACCGAACAGACTTATAGTTTTGCACCTTCTGAGGTGGAAACTGGTGTCAAGATGCTGATGGAAGCTGACCTTATTATAGGCCACAACGTCATCAGCTTTGATATACCAGCAATCAAGAAGGTGTATCCGTGGTTTCGAATCCGAAAATCACGGGTTAGAGACACCTTGGTTATGTCCCTGTTACTCTACCCTGATCTCAGTGACCGAGATTATCGTTTAGTAGCCACTGATGAGAGCTTCCCAAAAAAGTTGATTGGTAAGCACCGTCTGGAGGCATGGGGGCATAGGCTCAAGTGTTTCAAAGGAGACTATGATGGCGGTTGGTCAGAATGGTCTCAGGTTATGCAGGATTACTGCGAACAGGATGTGGAGGTCACCGACAGGCTGTGGAAGCTTATCGAGTCTAAAGATGTATCTCCTGTCGCTACCGAACTTGAACATCAGGTCAAGTGGGTTATTGCAGAGCAGGAGCGTTGTGGTTTTCCTTTCGACGAGGACGCAGCGTTACATCTCAAGAAGACGTTGGATAAACGTCGGGCAGAACTCGAGGCAGAACTACAGGACACATTCCCTCCGTGGGAAGAAGAGCTGGGTCTCTTCACACCCAAGGTAAACAATAAGTCCCGTGGTTACGTCAAAGGCGTACCCATCATGAAGAAGAAGACTGTGGTGTTCAATCCTGGTTCTAGGATGCACATCGAGTCTAGGCTCAAGGCTATCCACGGATGGAAGCCCAAGGAGTTCACTGAAGACGGACGAGCAAAGGTAGATGAACGTGTGTTGTCTAGCTTGTCTTATCCCGAAGCGAAGCTCCTGAGCGAATACCTAATGGTGCAAAAGCGTATTGGTCAAGTGGCTGATGGTGCTAACGGCTGGCTCAAAAGAGTTAAGGCCGGACGTATCTACGGTCAGGTCATCACCAATGGTGCTGTCACAGGACGAGCTACGCATCGGTCACCAAATGTAGCCCAGACCCCTGCTGTCTATGTCCCTTATGGCAAAGAGTGTAGGTCATGCTGGACTGCATCCAAACACCGTGTACTCATCGGTGCTGACGTATCTGGCCTAGAGCTACGAATGTTGGCAAACGAGATGTGGCGGTTTGACAATGGTGCATATGCAAAGGAGGTAGTGGATGGAGATATTCACACCGCTAACCAGACCGCAGCCGAACTGCCAACAAGGAATGATGCAAAGACTTTTATCTATGCGTTTCTCTACGGTGCTGGCGACGCTAAGATTGGCTCTATTATCGGTAAGGGTGCGACGGCTGGTCGCGAAATCAAGAAGAAGTTCTTCGAGAAAGTCCCTGCGCTAGAGCGTCTGGTAAAACAAGTAAAGGCACAAGCTGGTGATAAAGGTTATCTGCTTGGTCTCGATGGTAGACAGTTACATATACGGTCTACTCACGCTGCTCTCAACACTTTATTACAGTCGGCTGGTGCGCTGGTCTGTAAGCAGTGGCTTGTGGAGGTAGATAAAGAACTACGCTCCAGAGGGTGGCAAGACAGATGTCAGCAAGTGGCATGGATACATGATGAACTACAGTTCGACTGTGATGCAATGATTGCAGAAGAATGTGGTCAGCTCATCGTGGACTGCATTGCCAAAGCTGGTCAACACTTCAACGTCCAAGTCCCATTAACTGGTGAATATAACATCGGTGCTAACTGGGCTGAGACACACTAGGAGAAGACATGGCTAAAAATACGCTCCTGATTGATGGAGATATTGTAGCCTTTCAAGCATCTGCTTCTCTGGAACACCCTACAAAGTACGACGAAGACACTTGGATACTCTGGGCGTCTGAGTCAGACACTAAAGCTAAATTCAATGACATGATGTCCACCCTGCTCGAGAAGTCGGGGTGTACAGATGTCGTTGTGGCTTTCTCTGACAAGGTGAACTTCCGTAAAGAGCTAGATGCTAATTATAAGGCTAACAGAGCTAAGACCAGAAAGCCTATGCTTCTGCCTTTGCTCAGAGACTACTGCCAGCAGAAATACAGGACACTTATCTACCCTCGGCTAGAGGCTGATGATGTGCTGGGTCTGTGTGGTACATACGAACCTCTTTTTGAAGAGTGTGTCATCTACAGTATCGACAAGGATTTAATGCAAATCCAAGGTCGGCATCTGATTGATGACGAAATCGTCGAAGTAACGCCTGAAGAGGCTGACTACTTCTTTCTTAAACAAGTCCTCACTGGCGACCAAGCCGATAACTACCCTGGTTGTAAGGGTATCGGTGAGAAGAGAGCTACTGCTATTCTTGATGAAGACCCTACATGGGAAGCTGTCGTCAAGACTTACGAAAAAGCAGGGCT